AGTTAGCCCCCCGCTATGTCTTTGGGTCTTATGAGCGGGCCGATATAGAACAAGAGGCTATCATCATGGGGCTTGATGGCCTTTCTAGATATGATAGAGCCCGCCCCCTTGAGAACTTCCTCTTTACTCATATTAATAATCGCCTAAAGAATTTTAAGCGTGATAATTATTATAGAATTACAACGGGTAGTGCAGAAAAAGTACAGCAGGCTAAAAAAAATCTTCTAGAGGCTTCTGTGGCTATGGACCCCATAGTTTATGTTGAACATGATATTGATCATGCTTTAGACACAAAAGAAATTATTGATAAAATTAATAATAGTCTGCCCGCTAAATATAGACAAGACTATCTTAGAATGTGTTCTAATGTTAGAATATCTAAGAAAAGAAAAGACGAACTTATTTCTGTTATTAAATCAATTGTTAATCAAGGGGGCCCAGAATGAAAAAGGGGCGTTTTTCTGTATCTGAAATGGCTTTTATAAAGAAGGCCGTAGACAACATGACCGTTGACGATATCTCTAGAGAACTTGATAGAGATCCCGCATCTGTACACTCTTGGATAGAAACCAATGTTGGGTTTTCCACATCTCAAAAGAAAGAAGTTGAGGTGCATCAGGAATTAAGGGGTAAACCCTATTATAGAGAACTCACTAAGCAGTTCGGCGATGAAGAATTAGAAATGTTTGAATTTCACTTTAAAAAAATGTGGGCCCAATTTAAAGATGATGTTTTCCATACAGAAGAAATGCAAATCATCGACACCATTAAGCTAGAGATTCTAATGAATAGAATACTGAAGGGGCAACAAAATACCATAGACAAGATTATAGAAGTAGAAAAACTAATAGAGCAAGAAAAAAACATGGACCGGTCTATGCAGGATCGAGACGCCATTATTAATCTCGAAAGACAGATAGCGGTTTTAAGATCTTCACAGGAAACCCTATCTAGGGATTATAAAGATCTGCAAACTAGAAAAGCCACCATGTTAAAAGATCTAAAAGGAACGCGCGAACAACGTATTAAGGCCATCGAAGACAGTAAAGAAACATTCGTCTCACTTATTACTAAATTAACTGTCAATCCAGATTTTAGAAATACGGTTGGGATAGAAATGGAAAAAATGAGATTGGCGGCTGAGGCCGAAAGAGCCCGCCTGTCTCAAGTTATTACATATGAGGATAAGTCGGCGGATCGCCCACTTTTAGACCACCTTTCAGTTATGGGGGATTTATAATGGATAAAAAGACAGTATTAATATTTGGGGCCACCGGACAGACCGGTTCATACTTGGCCGAACTTCTTATAGATATGGGATATCAAGTAGTGGGCGTTTCCAGAAGATCAAGCACAAACAATACATGTAGACTTTCTTCTTTACTAGAAAATAAATCTTTTGAGTTAGTCGAAGGCGATGTAACCGATTGTTTTTGTATTGCCAGTTTATTAACTAGATATAAGCCTGTGGAAGTATATAATATGGCCGCACAGTCCCATGTGGCTACTAGTTTTAAACAACCCGCTCTTACCTGGGACGTTACGGCGGGCGGATGCTTAAATATACTTGAGGCTATTAGAAACATTGACCCCACAATTAAATTCTATCAGGCTTCTTCTAGTGAGATGTTTGGTAAGAATTATTCTACAAAATATGTGGCTAAAAAGCTAAGGGGGCTATTAGCCAAAGAACCGATAGAGGTGCCCGATTTAGAATGTGAAGAAGTTAAATATCAAGACGAAGACACCCCCATGTTTCCACAGTCGCCCTACGCTATTGCAAAATTGGCGGCTCACCACCTTGTAAGAAACTATAGGGACTCCTACGGAATATTTGCCTGCTCTGGTATTTTATTTAATCACGAAAGCCCTCGCCGTGGAGAACAGTTTGTAACGCGAAAGATTACAAAGTGGATAGGCAATTTCTTAAATAAGGTCAAGGTGGCTGATCTAAATACTTTAAGTTTTACAGAATCTCACATCCTGGAACTTGGAGAAGAAGTATTCCCCAAACTTAGACTTGGCAATCTAGACGCTAAAAGAGACTGGGGGCATGCTAAAGATTATTGCCGAGCTATTAAAGCAATGATGGATCATGAAAAACCAGATGATTATGTAATTTCTACTGGCGAAACTCACACGATTAAAGAATTTTTAGAAAAGGCTTTTACTGCGGCGGGATTAGGTGATTACAGAAACTTTGTTGTAATAGATAAAGAATTTTTTAGACCAGCAGAGGTGGATTATTTAAGGGGCGATAGCTCTAAAGCCAGAACTATTCTTGGGTGGGAGCCCGATCATTCCTTTAACGATCTAGTTCAAGACATGGTAGAAAGCGATATACATGGCCCAGAGAAGAGAAGATGCCGCTCTACGTGCGGAAGTGCTGAAGCGCGATAAACACACATGCCAAATGTGCCAAAAGAAAAAAAAGAAGCTAGAAATACATCATATTCATAAGTGGGCCAATGCGGTCCATTTAAGATTTGATCCTGGCAACTGCATCACTTTATGCTCTTCCTGTCATTTCTCTATTAGAAATAAAGAACAATACTACGAGCAATTTTTTTACGAGATATTACATGGCAAAAGATGAATATATAATAATTAAAGATACGCGCGAAAAACAGGGTTGGGATTTTCCACCAGACGGTAAATGCGCCGGTATCGAAATAGCAACAATGAGAACGGGTGATTATACCCTTAAAGGATTTGAGGATTTAATCTGTATAGAAAGAAAGAAATGCCCCTCCGAAGTTGCCGGTAATTTAGGCGTAAAGAAAAAACCGTTTGAGGCAGAGATGTTAAGAATGAGCGCTTTTAAATATCCTTTTATTATATGTGAATTTAGTATGTCGGAATTATTAGAATATCCAAAAAATTCTGATATACCCAAATCTAGATTAAGCAATGTAGTAATTACTGGTAAATATATGCTTAAATGCCTATTAGAATACCAACTTGAATATAATATTAAAATACTCTTTTGCGATAATGCTAAACATGCCGAAATGGTTGCCGCTAGTCTAATGAAGAGGTTATATGAAACAACAAAAAATCAAACTGGATGATGCTTGGTTAAATATAAATGTACAGGATGATGAAATATTCAATCCTATGAAATTTGTATTTTCGGGCGATACAGAACATGAAAGCATAATAGAAAAAATATCCTGGCTATTAATGCAGCCCGAATACTTTGCTTTTACCTGTAAACAAATTCTAAATGTGGAAATAGCTCCCTTTCAGCTAGTACTATTACAAGAGATATGGGATAAGAAATTCCCAATGCTGATTGGTAGTCGGGGCATGTCTAAATCTTTTACCCTGGCTGTATATTGTATACTTCGATGTCTACTAATGCCACGGCGGAAAATAATTGTTGTCGGGGCGGCGTTTAGGCAATCCAAGGTTATTTTTGAATACATGGAGACTATATGGAAAAACGCCCCCGTTCTTCGAGACTTGTGTGATAATAACAGCGGCCCCAGTCGTGATATAGATAGATGTGTTCTTCGTATTAATCAAGGAGCCGTAACCTGTCTTCCGTTGGGCAACGGAGAAAAGATTAGAGGCCAGCGCGCCAATGATATTATAGCCGACGAATTTGCTTCTATACCCAGAGATATTTTTGAAAATGTGGTTGCTGGCTTCGCCTCTGTTTCTGCTTCGCCTATTGAAAAGGTCAAGATGAAGGCAAAACAAAAATTGGCAAAAAGTCTTGGTGAGCCAATAGAAGATCAAGAAAAGAATTTGATACATAAGTCCAACCAGATTATTTTAGCCGGTACTGCATATTATGACTTTAATCATTTTGCTGAATATTGGAAGAAGTATAAACAAATTATTGAGACGAGGGGTAATCCGAAAAGACTAGAAGAAATCTTTGGAGATACCATGGGCGCAGATTTTGACTGGAGAGATTATTGCGTATTTAGAATCCCCGCTAATTATTTACCGGAGGGGTTTATGGATGATGCTCAAATATCTCGGGCTAAAGCCACTGTTCACTCTGGTATTTTTCAAATGGAATATGGCTCCGTGTTTACGTCTGATAGCCAAGGCTTCTTTAAGCGTAGCCTTATTGAATCATGTGTTGTGTCAGAAAATAAACCAGTTAAACTTCCAGGCGGAGAAGTATTCTTTGAACCAATGCTTTATGGAGATGGAAATAAACAATATATCTTTGGAGTTGACCCTGCTTCTGAAGTAGATAATTTTAGTATTATAGTTATAGAGTTGAATAATGACCATAGAAGAATAGTTTATTGTTGGACAACAACCAGACAAGAACATAAAGAAAGAGTAAAAACAGGACTCGCGGATGAGGATGATTTCTATTCTTACTGTGCAAGAAAAATTAGAAATCTAATGAAAATATTTCCATGTAGAGAAATAGCAATGGACTCTCAGGGCGGTGGTATTGCTGTTATGGAAGCATTACATGACAAAGATAAAATCAGAGAGGGCGAATTAGCTATTTGGCCCACCATAGACCCGGACAAAGAGAAGGACACGGACGACAAACCAGGCTTACATATCTTACAAATGTGTAACTTCGCAAAAGCTGATTGGCTCGCAGAAGCCAATCACGGCATGAGAAAAGACATGGAAGACAAGGTTTTGCTTTTTCCAATGTTTGATGCCGTTAGCGTGGGCCTATCGGCAGAACGCGATAAAATAGAAAATAGAATATATGATACACTAGAAGACTGCGTTATGGAAATTGAATCTCTTAAAGATGAGCTTTCTATGATTGTTATAACACAAACAGGAGCCGGTCGAGAAAGATGGGACACGCCCGATGTAAAGACTTCTGCTGGTAGAAAATCCCGCCTCCGAAAAGATAGATATTCAGCTTTACTTATGGCCAACATGTCCGCCAGACAGAAACCTCAAGAAAATATCATGAAAGATTATTTATGCGTTGGGGGTTTTGCACAATCTTCTGGTAATAAAGAAGAAAGTAGTAAAGATTATTTTATAGGGCCCAATTGGTGGACTGAAAATATGGAAGAAATGTATTGATCTTGTGTAGATATTAGTAGCAATACTATTATCAATTCAATTGTTTAAGGATCAATACAAATGTCAGAAGAACTATATTCCACATGGGGCACCGAAGAAGAACGAGCAAAGGTTTATAGTGATTCTAAGGATTTAATAAATGCATATTCTGGCGTACAAAAATCATTTGCTTATAGAGATAGAACCTATCTAGACATTCAACCGGGGCGATCTGTTCGTCCATCTTTTACAAAGAACGATTATTCTGCTTTTCGTGCCACCGAACAAGTCCCATATAGACAAAAACGCATTATAAAAATGTGCATGGAGGCTTATGATAAAGTTGGCATAGTAAGAAATGTTATAGATTTAATGGGTGACTTTGCTTCTCAGGGAATAACCCTTGTTCATCCTAATAAAACAATTGAAAGATTTTATCGGAAGTGGTTTGATCAAGTCAATGGATCAGAAAGATCTGAGAGGTTTTTGAATTATTTATATAGATCTGGCAATGTTATTATTAGAAGAAAAACAGCTAAGATCAATAAATCTAAAGAGCAAGAACTAAAACGCGCCGCCGCTGCCGATATTAATCCAGAAGATGTAAAAATAATTAAAAGAGAAATTCCATGGAATTATGAATTTCTTAACCCATTGGCCGTAGACTATAAGCAAATTGGTGTGGGTAAATATGAATTGATTATGAACTTAACAAATAGTACATACCAGGGGTTAATGGCGGGGCCAAACAAAACACTTGTATCAGAAGATTTAAGACAAAAATTAGCAGACGGCAATAGACAAATACCATTAGATACAGACAAGGTAAAAGTTTATCATTATAAAAAAGATGATTGGTTGCTTTGGGCCAATCCAATGATCTATGCTATCTTAGATGATATCATGATGTTGGAAAAAATGAAATTAGCAGACTTAGCCGCTTTAGATGGGGCTATTTCAAATATTAGACTTTGGACGGTCGGAGATCTAGATCATAAAATTGCGCCCAAGAAAGCTATTATCGATAGGCTTAGAGATATATTAGCTAGCAATGTTGGGGGTGGAACAATGGATCTTGTTTGGGGTCCAGAGTTAAAATTCCAAGAAAGCAACTCTCAGGTTTATAGATTCCTTGGTTCCGAAAAATATCAGCCAGTTTTAACCAGTATTTATGCTGGTCTTGGCATCCCCCCAACTTTAACCGGGATTGCTGGTTCCAGTGGCGGATATTCAAACAATTATGTTTCTCTTAAAACATTAATTGAAAGATTAGAATATGGAAGAGTTATTCTAGCTGAATTTTGGGAAGAAGAAATTAAGATAGTTCAAAAGGCCATGGGATTTAAATCTCCCGCTAAAATCCATTTTGATACTATTATTCTTTCTGATGAAGCGGCTATGAAAACTCTTATGGTTCAATTGGTTGATAGAGATCTTATTAGTCAAGAAACACTTCTGGAAAGATTTGGAGAAATGCCAGAAATTGAAAAAATTAGAATTAAAAGAGAAGAACAGTCAAGAGAAAGAGATCCTTCAGTGCCAAGCAAATCGGGCCCATTCCATAACCCACAACACAAACAGGATATGGCAAAGCTCGCATTGCAAAATACAACATTGGATTCAGAAACCTATTTTGACAATATAGGACTTCCTTTTAATAAAGATAATATGATTGATAATCCACCTCCTGCACCAAAACCCTCTGCTCCTGGCTTGCCCCAAAAAGCCGCCCCTAAAAAGGTCGAAAACCCTCAAGGCGGAAGACCTCTTTTGAAAAAGGACACGACTAAACGCGCCACAAAACGAGTTCTTCCAAAAAGCGGAGAGGCCGCTGCTCTATGGGCATTGTCTGCACAAAGAACTATTGCCAATTATTTAAATCCAATAGCTATGCAACATTTTAGCAAAAAGAATATGCGTAGCTTAACCAAGGCTGAATTAGATCAATTAGAATATTTAAAACTATGCGTATTATCTGGTTTAGAACCTTTTAAAAATATTACAGAAGAAACCGTTAAATCTGTACTAGATAAAAAATTAAAACCATCAAAAGCCTTCCTAGAATTAATAGAAGAAAGCAAAGATGATTTCGTATCTACCCAAAAAAGAAAACCAACAGTAGATGATTTAAAATATATTTATGCCACCAGTTATGCCCAATTATGCTAAAAAAATATAACTAAAGTTTATTTTGTGTATAAAAATCATAGACAGTTTTTACAATTTAATAAAGGCACACTATGAAAATATATAAGCAAGAATTTAATGATGGATTAGCAGACGCTATCCTTGGACAAAATTCAGTTGCGTATTTATCACCGGCCTTAGAAACTCAAGCAATAACTGATGTTTTAAATACTAAAAGTCTAGCATCAATATTAGATGCGGCAAAAGCTTCTAGCAACCCCGACCAAATAGATCTTTTTTACTTAACTTCTATTTTGGTAAGTACGGGATGGAATAAAAATGATGATATTTTTAATCCATTTGATACATGGGCGGCTAGAAAAACGCCAGAAGATAAACAGTTTAATTTTATGCATAATGAAAAAGATATCATTGGGCATATTACCGGAAATTATGTTGTTGATTTTAATGGCGGAATAATACCAGACGATTCAAAAACCATTCCTGACCAATTTAATATTGTGACCAATGCTGTTGTTTATACAAGCTGGTCTGATATGGATCAGAAAATGAGAATTAGTCAAATTATAGATGAAATAAAAGAAGGTTCTAAATGGTTTGTTTCCATGGAGTGCCTTTTTCCCGAGTTTGACTACGCTCTTCGTAATTCTAGTGGAGAGTTTAAAATAGTCAAAAGACAAGAATCCTCAGCGTTTTTAACTAAGCATCTGAGATCTTATGGTGGTAGTGGTGAGTATGATGGGTATCAAATTGGTAGAGTTTTAAGAAATTTATCTTTTTCAGGTAAAGGCTTGGTATCAAAACCTGCTAATCCCCAAAGTATTATTTTAAATCATAATCCGGTTTCAACAGAACCAAAGGAGAACGATATGCCTAGTGATCAAGCAAGTGAACAGCTTCAAGCTGAACTCGCAGAAGCAAAGATGATGAACGAGAAAATGAAGAAAGACGAAATGAAGAAGCAAGAAGAAGTTAAAGCACAGATTGCCTCTTTTGAAACAACAATAGCCGAGAAAGATCAAGCTATTGCGACTTTCCAAAAACAAGTAGAAGATCTTAACGCAACTTTGGCAGAAACCAAGGCGGCGCTAGAACAATTGGCTCAAGCCAAGACTGACATGGAACAAGAAATGATGGACATGAAGAAAAAGCAAAAGATGGAAAAGCGTAAAGCTGCTCTAGTAGAAGCCGGTATTGAAGATGCCGACGTTGAAGCCACTTTAGCCTCTTTTGAGTCCGTCGAAGATTCCGCATTTGACCATGTGGTCGCTCTCATGAAAAAGAATGCTGGCAAAAAAGAAATGATGGCAGAAAAGAAATATGCTTCTGAAAGCGATCCCGCAGCAAGTGAGCAATTGCTTGATGTTGTAGAAGAAGAAGTTGTTTCTACTGTCGCAAGTTTAAACGAACCAGCGGTAGAAGAAGAAGAAGAAATTGAAGTTCTTCGCACCTCTGCTAGCGAATGGTTCTCGTCTTTCTTAAAAACACCAAGCTCTGTTAAATAAACAAATAAAAGGAGAATTTAGACATGGCTCTTAAAACTGATAGATATGAATTTCAAACTGACATTAGCTACTTCATGAACGAAGCTGCTGAACGTGGTGGGATGGCGTCTTTAAGCACTGGAGGTTCTGGTGCAGCTATGGATCAAGGTGTTAACCTTGCAACATACGCAAGTACAGGCTCTGGCAAAGTACCACTCGGGATTCTTTTAAATGATATGGTGAATATTGACTTAACCCGTCAACACCTTAATCAATATAAGAATGAAGTACAAAAGGGTAGCAAAGTTACTTTGCTTCGCAAGGGATATGTTGTTACCAACAGAATCCAAGGCACAGCACCAGCCGCAGGGGGTAACGTCTTCGTTGCTCACAGCGGAAATCTTGCTGCATCTGACTTAGTCGGCCAAGGCACGCAACCGGTTGTTGGCGTATGGCTTTCATCGCCCGATCAAGATGGTTACGCCAAGTGCGAAATCAATCTGCCTGTAACTCGTAAACAATAATTAAAAATATAAGGGAGATATTAATATGGCTAAAAGATTACGTCCATCAGACGAATTTATTGAACTCTATAAAAAGTCTGGTAGTTCCGATAAAGCTCTTGCTCTTGACGCACAAAGAGAAATAGCTAAAGCATTGGAAACACCGCTTCGTAAAGGGATTCAATTTGGTGATGTTGTTACTGGCATTTTCGAGGCTATGCCTCTTGAGCCAGGGGCATCCCCAGAATTTCCACTCGATCTCTTGGCTCCTGGAACTGAGCTAGAGCATGTGGCTTACACCAACCCTGGACATGGTCGCATTCCAGAACGAACAGTTGAAAGTGATTACGTTATGATTCACACATACGGAATTACTTCGTCTATCGACTTCTTGCTGAAGTATGCTAGAGAAGCCAACTGGAATGTTCTCGGTCGCGCAATGGAAGTATTGGAAGCTTCTTTCGTTAAGAAAATTAACGATGACGGATGGCACACACTTATGGCCGCTGCTGTTGATCGTAACATTTTGGTTTACGACGCAGATGCTGCTGATGGTCAATTCACCAAGAGATTGGTTTCTCTTATGAAGACCGTTATGCGTAGAAACGGTGGTGGTAACAGTGTTACCGCTAAGGGAAGATTAACCGATCTTTATATGTCTCCAGAGGCCATTGAAGATGTTCGCAACTGGGGCATTGATCAGTTAGACGAAGTTTCTCGTAGAGAAGTTTATGTCGCCGCTGATAATGGCGCTCCTCTTACACGTATCATGGGCGTTAATCTCCATGACCTGTTTGAAATTGGAGATGGTCAAGAATATCAAGATTACTTCATTACAGATCTCGGCGGAACTTTAGGCACAGGCGATGTTGAGTTGATTGTTGGATTGGATCAATCCGCAAACGACAGCTTCATTATGCCTATGAAGAGAGAAGTTGAGATTTTTGAAGACGAATCCTTGCATCGTCATCAAAGACAAGGTTACTACGGATGGGCTGAATTGGGATTTGGTGTTCTTGAT